CCTATCGGCGCGTCTCCGACCCAAGTTCCACCGGGCACTTTCCAAGGAATTGATACCCATCAGTGACGAGGACAAAAATTTTGAGACTGTCTTGAGGGAGCTAAGCGCGACAGATCGGATCATTGCTCAAGCGTGGAAAAAAGTCGAGGCCGCGAAATGAACCATGCGCCCCAATGAAATCCCAATCCGCGAATGCCCCGAAGGCTACTGTAAGACCTGCTGGAATCGCTGGGGCCGATCACTCAGGGGCGAGAGCCTACCTGAATGCGAAACAAGTGAAGGAGCTTGCCAAGGCCTCAATCTTAACTGGAGAGGGCCTATGCGTCCCGGCGAGACGATGGAAGAGCTTCGAATGATCAAAAAAAGAGCTTTAGAGGAATACGAGGAACGGAAACACAAAATTCAACCAACAAAGAAGGCGAGATTATCGCCGGATGGGCCGTTGTTTTGAGCGGCCAAAAAGTCGACCCGAGTCCGTTCGGCTGGAATCGGTGTCAAGAGAGCGCCACGAAAGAAATTGGCATCGAAGAAGATAAGGCTGAAAAGCTTTTTTACAAAAGCAAGTGGCCCACTCAGTTTAATAACTTGGAAGATATATCCGAAGAGTCAGCCTCATTGGCCATCGCCCGAATTGAGAAAGACAAATACAACATGAAAATAAAAACTCCAAAGATCTACTTGGAATGGGCTGGTTTCCGTCGCATTGGATTGATGACGCGTCAAATTACAAGTTGGGATTCTCGCCGGGATGCTGTTTACTCAAAGGTGCGCCGCATAATGCAAGGCGAACGAGATCACGTCAAATATCGCGCCTACAACCTGAAATCGAGGATAGCGTGATGAGCGCCGAACTTCTAATCGAGCGGGACGAACTCTTCACTGAGTTTGTAAAACCAACGCAGGACGGCCTAGGCGTCACCATAAGCCCTGACATCCCATGGGACGCATGGGTGGCAGCAGTGCAAGGTTACGGCGCAGCCTGGAGGCATCTAGGGGCCAAGCGTGAGATCATCCAATTCATCCTTGGAGACTTGTACATCGCAGGGGAAAAGAGCTTCGGCCAGAACTTCAGCCAAGCTTTCGACGTCGAGAACATCGATGACAAGCTGCTGACCCGCGTGCTTTGGGTCTGCAAAGAGATCGAGCCGGCCAATCGTCACCCGGCCCTGAGCTTCAGCCATCACGAAGCCGTCGCAGGAGTCAAGGACCCCGAGATCCGCGAGGAGCTGCTCAAGACCGCAGAGGCCGATAAGCTCACAGTCAAAGAATTGAGCGAAGTTCGCAACGAAAAAGTTCCGAAGAAAAAGGGCAAGAGCAAGCCGGCGAAGGCCAAGGCCGAAAAAGTCAGCATCACCGATGAAGCCAGCGCATTGCAGTTTGGGCATCAAGTGATCGCTTTTCTTGAAAAGGCTGAAGCTGATGAAGCGTTCCGCAAGTGGCCCAAAGAACGACTGGCGAAGTGGGAACCGATACTTTCAACCATCGTCAAAATCGCTCGAAGGAGCGTCATCAAAACGCACGCATGAACTTTATTTCCTTAATCTATCTCTTTTCCCTCGTGGAATTCATCTGGTCCACATGCTGCTTGGATAGAGCAAGCAGCGATCATCACCTACTCAATGCCACAACTTTGTTAGTAGTGGCGAACATGCTCAGAGCGAATCGCGAAAAGAAAGAATCGCTCGAAAAGAAGGAAACGAATGATCACAAACTCCATCATCATCCTCCTCTTGCTCACCTACATCGCAATCGATTGCATTGCCCTCTGGTAAGTGAAGATAGCAGCTAAAGAAGCCAATAGGAGAGCCAATAGACTCCGACAATAGAAACCACAAGAGCCAACACAGGAGCCTACGGACGCCACTAATGGAAGCCATGGCCACCAATAGCAGCGGTATAGGGAGCCTATAAGACATCTATTTGACCATCCTAAAAAAGCTAATGGTTCCGCGTCGCCTTATTTAGCTATGGGACAAGGATTTAAAAATGAAAACCACATCAAAATCGCGCAAGAAGGGCCCTGCAAGGCATCTGAAGGGCCTCTGGTATGATTCCCGCAGACTGTTCTGCGCAGCGACAGGGAAGACTGTTGAGGACGTAAAGCGGGCATCCCTGAATGCAGAGACGGCGAAGTGGTTCAAGAACGCCCGGATCAATTCGTTGCTGTCGAAATGGATCGATGACCATCCCATCGTACCCGGCGAATACAAGCCGATGGTCTCGGAGAAGGAGCAGCGGCAGGCTGACAAACTCGCCAAGGAAAATCGAAAGCTGGACTTTGAATTTGCTGTAGCGCAAAAGGAATACGTCAAGGTCGACACGGTCAAAGGCGCATGGTCCCAGGCATTGGAAGTGATCATGGACGCTATGAAGGCCGGGATGACGCGCGAGGATTACAATGCAGCGATTAAGAGGATTAAAGCAAAATTGAAGGAATTGGACTTGTGACATGGATCACAGAATTTCTTTCCGATAGCCTGCGCGAACAAACTGGCCAGGACATCGCCTCATGGGCAGACGGCTACCTGAAGATCCCGCAATCTGTCCGTTACCCCATCTTTATCGCAGATGAGGCTCCTTGGCTTCTGGAGCCACTCAGGGCGCTTTCCGATCCTGGAATAAGCCAAGTAGACGTTCGGATGCCTGCCGGTGCCGCCAAGTCGCTTATTGGCGAGATTTTTATTGCATGGGTGCTGTGCCACGAGCCAGGACCGCTCTACTACGTTTGGCAATCGGACGAAGATGGTAAGGACGCGAAAGAAGATCGTCTCGAACCCATGTTTGAGGCCAACGACTTCATTTACAAAAAGATGCCCACAGATCGGCACAAGAAGCGGCAATCAAAGATCGTGTTTGCCCACATGCCCCTTTACATCGTCGGGGCCAACTTGAACGCAGCGCAGTCGAAGCGCATTCGCTATCTTCTCTTCGAGGAGCCCCATCTTTACAAGGCGGGCATGGCGAGTGCCTTCAAAAAGCGCATGGAGGGCGTCAGAGGACCAAAGCTACTCACACTCTCGACCGGGAGCATCCTGGATGATGAAAGCGACAAAGACTTTAACGACGGAAGTTGCGAGGAATGGGAGGTGCCTTGTCCCTCCTGCGGATTTTACCAGAAGATGACAGATTCCCCAGATCGCCTCCGATGCGACAAAAACAAGGATACCGTTGACGAAAACGGCTCCATCATCTGGCATAAGCTGCTTCCAACCGTCCGATACAATTGCGAATCGTGCGGAGTCGATTGGCCTATAGATCAAGCCTTCAGGCGTGAACAAAGCCAGAGCGGACGCTACAAGGCCACAAATGCGAACGCCAGGGCCGATCACAGGAGTTTTCATTGCGAGGCGGCGGCAATCCACTGGATTGAGCTTTCGACGATCTTGGAAGAGAAATTGAAGGCGTCGGCAGCATCTCGCCGTGGTTCCATCGAATTGCTCAAAGATTACGTTCAGAAGCGGAAGGCAGCGCCATGGGATGAATCACCACCAGATGATACTAAGGTGGACATTCAGCGGATGACAGGATTTTACATCAAGCGCGATCCTGTCACCGATGAAATCGCCCGGTTCTTCACTTTGGACAATCAGCGCGGTAAAGCGCGGGAAGGCGAGGGGGAACATCGATGGTTCGTCTGCAGGTCCTACAGTGAAACCGAAAGCAGGCTGATCGATGAAGGAAAGATCGACACTTGGGAAGAGGTTGAAGAGTACCGAATCAAGTTGGGAGTGCCTCCTCTTCAGACTTTGATCGACATCGCCTACGACACTCCGAAGGTGCAATCCATGTGCCTACGCTACGGATGGCAAGGGCTCTGGGGTGACATGACCCAAAAGCAGAGCTTCCCGCATCACGAGATCATCGGGGGCAAGAGAGTCACCCGAAACCTGCCCTTCAGCACGCCGCAGCTTGGGAACCGCATGGATGATGGAAAGGGAGGCTTCAAGCAAGCCCGCTATTTCTGGTGGTGCAACCAGCCTATTGCCGACATCTACCACCAGATCAAGGATGGGCTGGCCAGCTATCGAATGACCATTGCCCAGGATACAAGCGAGGACTACAAAAAACATACGGCAGTCGAGTACAAAGGACGGATCATCGGCAAGAACGGAGTCGCCCGCTGGGAATGGCGCAGAGCCAAGAGCAAGGCCGATCACTTGCTTGATGCCGATCAAATGAATCTCGTAGCCGCTCTGATGCATCCCCGCTTAAGGCAAATCCTTTACACGTTCAAGGATGAAGTCCAAGATGTTCGAGAAGGGGAAGTCGAATACGTTTTAAGGAGTTTGACGCCACAATGAAAATTTCACGCGAAGGACTTGCCCGAATCGAAAGCCACATAGAAGGCATCCTTGAAAAGCTCAATCGCTATGCAGGAATGACCAAGCTCGATTCCCGTCAAAGGGAAGATTTCAGGGATTTACAGGAACAACTCAGGACCGCGCAACGGCAACGGCGAGCTTTCGGCGACTCCGATGCGGGTAAATAAATCTTTACATGAAAGAGGTTGTTTGATAAACCGCTTCAATGAGCAAAAACGAAATTAAAAAATACCTTTCGGAGTTAGGGAAAAAAGGCGGCAAATCGAAAAGCCTCGCCAAACTGGCAGCGGTCAAGAAAAACAGGGAAGCGTATCAGGCCAAAGTGAGGAAGGCCCTCAAACTATTGGAGGGCAAATGACGCTTGAAGATCATCCTATAGCAGCTTGTTGGCCGATGATGTCGGACGCGCAGATGGCCGAACTAACCGATAGCATCAAAAAAAACGGGCAACGGTTGCCGATCACCATCCACGAAGGAAAAATCCTCGACGGAAGAAACCGCTATCGAGCCTGCCTATCGGCCCACGCGAGGCCGATGACGGTGCAATTCGATGGAACAGACCCCGTCCAATTCGCGAAGGACATCAACGAGAATCGCAGGCATGAGACGCCATCGCAGCGGGCGATGATCGCAGCCAAATTGGCGAATATAAAGCTGGGCGACAACCAGCATAAAAAAGAGGGTCAACCAATTGGTACACCCTCAACACTGGTTTCCAGAGAAAAAGCAGCGACGGTCATGCAAGTCGGTGAGGCATCGGTGGGGCGAGCCAAGACCATCCTGGCCCAAGCCTCACTCGAGGTCATCAAACAAGTCGAACAGGGAGAGATCAGCGTGAATGCAGCTTATGAAGAAATTAAAGAAAAGGCCCCCGCGAAGACAAAATCAATTTTCGCTCATGCGGAAAAACACTGCGAGGCGGCGAAAAGAGAATTGGACAAAATCAAAGACATGGACCCAACCCTTCAGCCTGAACTCAGGAAGATAATCAAATATTGTCAGAACCGGATCGAACTCAACAAACCTACAAAATGAAAAACAAAAAATCTCACATAATTGAATGCACCAACAATTACCAATTGTTCGTTGCTCATAAAAACCAGCAAGCCATTTCCCCGAAGCACGTGAAAGCTTTGGCGGCGAGCATCAAAGAAAATGGATTTCTCCCGTCTAAGCCAGTTCAGGTTTGGAGAGATAAGGTAGGTAAGCTTAATGTCATTGACGGACATCACCGAGTGGACGCAGCGGCCAGCGTTGGAAGCTTTATTTATTTTGTCGTCGAACCTCAAGAAAACGCTGGCCTGATCGGGACGGAAAATATCATAGTTCGCACTTGGGCGATTGAATCGTTCGTGAAGCTCTATGCATCAAATGGAATCGAGGACCACAAGGCGCTTTTGAATTATCGGATGAGAGGACTTTCGATCCCATTCGCCATCGCCGTACTGTCTGGACACGTATCATCGTCGGAGAGTGTCAATCGATCCGTGAGGGCTGGAAACTTCAAAGTCAAAGAAACGAAAACAGCGGAACTCATCGTTCACATGCTCGAAGAGATTGAAGACGCATGCCCGGAAATCAAAACCCAGACATATCTCTACGGAATCGTCATGATGCTTCCTCTGAAGGAATTCCATCTCAAAACATTCATTCACAAAGCCAAAGGGAATCCATTGGCCATCGTCAAGTGCGCATCGAAAGATCAGGCGCTTCAAGTCATTGAGGAGGTATATAACTTTCGTTCATCGGTGAAGCCGAACTTGGCGTACATGGCAAAAGATGCCGCTCAGGCCAGAAAGTTTCAGTAGCCATCAAAAGCTTGAATAAGCCTGCGGGTTGTCCTAGAGTGCTGTCAAATGGCAGTACAAGGACAACTCGTAGGTCTTTCGGCCTCTTCTCTCCAAACCATCATATCGGCAGCGGAGCAGGGCATTGTTGCAAATGCGGTTAGAGGCATCAGCTACAGCATCGCCGGCCGAAATTTTGGCTTCGCGACGATGGATGAGCTGCGCCAGACCCTGCTCGAGGCCAACTACGCCTTGGGCCTGTTGACGGGACAACGCTCCATGACCGTTCGGGCGAACTTCAATCCTGCCCTTGGTCGCAATCAGGGAGGACAGACCGGACTTCAGACCTCACCCCCTTATGTTGGCGGTGACGGGAACGCCAGCTAATGAATATCAAACATTTCGATCCCGAGAACTGGACGCCATCGCGATTTACGCGGGCGATGCGGTACGTGCTGCCAGGATACGCCTTCAAGCGGATGAAGCACGAGTTTGCTTATGATGCGGCTCAGGCCACGACAAAGCGCAAATACGCACCGCAGAACATCAACCCGAACGATTACCAGACGCAGCGGGACAGGCTTCAGTTGATGCGAGAAGCTTTCGATCTTGAAAAGAACTTTGCGCCAGCGAAAGCCATCAACCGCAAGCATGCCCTTTTCTCATCCCCAACAAGCTACTATGCCCAAACGGGTGATTCCGTTCTATCCAAGGAAGTCGAAGAATATCTGCACGAAGACTGGTTTCAGAACTGCGACATTTCCTGCCGGTACGACTTTTTCGAAATGATGCGTTTTGGCATTCTGGGCATGAACTCAGGAGGCGACTACGGATGGGGCTACGTTCGTCCAGGAGCGACTGAAGACATGGACATGGAGGATTTAGTCAAACTCCCTCTCATGATCCAAGGTGTCGAACCTGATCGCATTGGAGGCATCTATCAGAACGTCGTCAGCAACGACTATGTGGCAGGTGTGATCATTGGGGAGTATGGCCAGCCCACGCACTACCGGATTTTCAAGCGGTCTCTCGTTGTCTCGCAATATACAGACCCCATCGACGTTCCAGCGAATCAGTTTGTCCACATGACAGATCCCATGCGGATCGACACGTACCGGGGAGTAAGCAAGCTGGACGTGGGAAGCGCGAACGCCCGAGATTTCTACGAGACTTGGGATGCCATGAGGGGAAAGCAGAAGCTCGCTGCGTCATTGACCGTTTTCACGAACAGCAACGGAGCCGTAGCAGGACAAGGCACGCTTGATCCCTACGCCACCGCACAGGCTGCTTATGGCTATACCGGGATGCAACAGGACATCCATCAGAACATGATCAATCACTTAACAGGAGGAAGTGAGATCAAATTTCCTGAGACGGCCACGCCGGGAGGTGAGGGTCAATATCTTCTCACGCTCGGATTGAAGTTTCTGTCGCTCTGTTACGATCTCCCCTATTCCTTCGCTCTTGATGCAACCGATCTTGGAGGCGTTTCGACCCGGCTCGAGAGTGAGATTGCCAAAGCCGAATTTCAGCGGACGCAAAAGATTATCACGCGCAAGGCGAATGTCCTGAAGAACGCTGCCATCCTCGATGCTTGCGCCAAGGGAATCTTCCCGGCGAAATACTACACGCGATTGATTAAAGGTCGATGGGGCTTCCGTCCGCATCCGCAGCCCGATCTTGGGAAAGAAGCTCAGGCCGCTTCCGCGCTACGCCAGCAGGGGCTTTTGTCCGAACCTCAATACGTGATCGAAAATTACGGCGACGTGAAGGCATGGGCCATGGAAAAAGATCGCTTTGTTAGCGACTGCAAAGAAGCCCTCTCTGGAGACAACACTTTTGAGGAGGTCTTTGGCTCAGGCCCGATCCCGCAGGGAGCCGCTGCATCAAAGGATAAATCCAATGATGGAACTGGCGAATCCACTGCAAAAAAAGAAGCTGGAAGCAGAGACGTGAAAGAGTTTGCGACCGACGTCTCAAGCGAAGCCCGAGATGAATCGGGAAAATGGACCAGTGGGGGAGGGCAGGGTAAAATGGTATTGCACCATGGAACGAGGAACAATAATCCTCCTGAAAATTTTGATTACGACAGGATAGGAGATGAAAACGGACATACTTATAATCCCCAATTTGGGTATGGAATATATTTTTCAAATCATGATGCAGCCCTAGCTTACGCAGGCGGGAAAAAAGAGAGAGTAGGACATTACGAAGTTGACATCAAAAACCCTCTCAAATGGAATGAGCCGGCCGATGTAACAATGGTTGAAAAGATAAGAGGAAAATTAAATCCTAAACAAAGAGAAGAATTTGATCGTCAATGGAGGCGGGAATCGAATAATGGCGATCAAGGAGACGTATACAGGATTCTTACTTATCTATATAATGGAAAGGAAGAAGACGGGAAAGCAAGCGGAACGGCATCTGATAGATTTGCTACTCAAAAGCTGATAAGGGCCGGTTTTGATGGTAGTATTGTGGGATCTCCTAATGACGTTGACTATGAAGTAGTTGCGTTTAAACCGGAACAAATTAAAAAAATAAGTAATGATGGAACTTCTGGAACTGGCGAAGTTGCGAACAATTCTTCGACAAAAAGCGAAAAGGGAAATGCAGAAGAGAAAAAGATCGAATGATGAAAGTGCACAAATGTTGACTTTCCCGATAAAGGGAAGTAAACAAAATGCATGGCATCCCGAGCTTATGAATTCTCCATTGAAGAATCAAAAGTAGACGCTCCAAACGGAACAATCCGTCAAGTCTCCCTTATCTCCCTAGGCCGCGCCAAGGGCCACCAGACAGATGATGGAGAGCAAATCTGGGTTGATGGCAAGACCCTGGATCAAATCTTCGATTGCCTCACTGAGCTCGGAACGCTCAAACTCAAGATCGATCACGGCTCAGGAGTGATGAGCACGGCAGGATGGTTCGATCAATTCGAGAAGACGAGCAGCAAGATCCTCGGCGACATGCACGTTTACGATGCAGAGCCGGAACGCAAGCGCATGTTCGAGATCGCCCAAAAGAATCCCGATCATCTTGGTCTCTCGCTCGAATTCGAAGGGGATGATGAGGTCATGGGCAACAAAGCTTTCGCTCGTTGCGATGAAGTTTCTGCAGCTGCGCTAGTTTCAGAACCAGCCGCGAATAGCAGTCTTTTTGAAAAAAATAAAGATGGTGTTGACAAAAAGGACGCAAAAGTGCACAAAGTCACCATGGCCAATAAAACGAAGCTCGTCGCCGCCGAAGCTGCTGGCGATCCGATTGCCGAAATGTCGAAGAAGTTCGGCGACTTTTGCAAGCAATACTCTGACGACAAAAAGGCGCTCGATGATCGAATGAAAAAGTTCGACGACTTTTTGACCAACGATGATGGCGAGGGTGCAATCGATGGCGATGGCCGCAACATTGACCCGAACGTCACGCCCGTTGTTACTAACGACGATAAATCGTCCGAAGGGAAAAACAACGAGATGAGCGATGATGAGAAGGACGAGGATATGAAGGACGACGACAAAAAGGACGACGAGGTGAACAAGTCCGCGCTCGAGGCGATGGAAACCCGGATTACGAAAAAGCTCGCTGCCTCGCTCGGAACTAAGATTCCGCCCGCTGGCGTCGGCCCCGGCATCACTGGCGGCAAGACCGCCAAGAAAGAATTTTCAGCCATTGTCGAAGAACGAACCAAGGAACTCAAGGGTAACAAGGTTCAAGCCATGCTCGAATGTCTCAAGGAATTCCCCCAGGAATACGCCGAGAGTCGAAAGAAGATTCTGACGGTTAACCCGAAGGCAACCCGCTACCTCTAAAAATCATGTCCTCACAATCTGATCTTGGCTTTGTCTCACTACTCGTCACCCCCGCCGCGGGCATCTCCGCTTGGACAGCCGTCAGCCTTCAATCTGACGGTTCTATTTCTCCTACCAGCGATGGGACGCGCGGTTATGGCGTAACGCAGGAAGCGGCCATTGCGGGTCGCTATGTGAATGTTAAACTCTGGACAGCCCCCGGCACTTGGGACATCATCGTCTCGCCTGGTTTAGTTGTCACTCCCGGCAACGCCTACAGCATCTCGAACGGTTACGCTGTTGGAACTGGAACGACTGGCGCGACCACTCCAACTCTTATCGCCGCTCAGGCCGGCGTCTCTGCTTCAGGAATTGTCCTCCAATTCGCCAAAAACTAAAATCTTATGCCCTACACAAACGCGCAAGCTACTCCCCGGTCCGACATCTTCGCCCTGATGATGCAGGCGAATACGGACTTCAACAAGATGTTCATTGGGGAAGACGTGTTTCCCGTCAAGACCGAAGATGTCAAACGAGGCATCTACATGCGGGCGAATCTGGCCAACGCCCAGCTTTTGAACGCCGACGCAGTTCCCCGCGAATCAGGCGCATCCTATCAGCGTGTCAATCGCGAGTACGATGTCGATCAGTTCGACTGTCAGGAATACGGCCTCGAAGCCGTTATCGATGACAGTTACGAAGAGGAAGTCGACCGCTTCATGAACCTCGAGGCGACGGAAGCGATGTTGCTCGAGCGGTCCCTTCGAATCTCCTACGAGCTTCGCATCAGCAACGCTTTCAATACGACCAATTTCACGACTACGCCGATCACCCCTGCTGCGTCTTACGTCAAGGCGAATCAGACTGGCACTTCAGGTCTGGTCGATCCTTGTGGCGATGTGGACACCGCAAAACTGGCTCTGGCCAAGAACGGCTATATCGCCAACTCGGTGATCATGTCCGCGAATCTGTTCTATTTCGTTCGTCGCTGTCAGTTGCTGCAGAACCAGGTTTACGGCGTGGTTCCTCGCGTGGCCGGCCAACGGGCTCTTCCCGCTGAAGAAGATGTTGCTCGCGCTTTCGGCGTGGATAACCTTTTCATCGGAAAAGCTCCCTATAACGGGAATCAGCAGGGCCTCTCCTACTCTGGCATCTTCATCTGGGGCGACACTTACATTTGGGTTGGTGTTGTCCAGGGCGGCGAATACCAGGCAGGTGGCGCAGGCCGCACCATTCAGTGGAGCAAGGATACGACTGGCCTCTTCACTCCCGAGACCTACCGCTCTGATGAACGTCGCTCGAACATTCTTCGCGTGCGTCAGCACACCGCCGAGAAGGTTATCGATCCGCTTGCCTTTGTCGCGATCACAACGTCCTATACTGGCTCTTAAGCTTTCCCGTTAGTTCCTCCTCGTTGGCCCCTATCGTCTGAAAAGGCGGTAGGGGTTTTCTCTTGACGCAATAGCGTAAGATGGTAGAACAAATAAAGATTTATGAGATACATCGTCTACCGCAATGCATGGGGCGACGGCATCCAAGCCGAGACCAGCATCGTTCCTGAGCTCTGCTACCCCTTTGGGGAAATGAAATCCCGATGCCGGGAAAAGCTTGGTGTAGAATTCATCACCCTCGATCAGGTGAACGAGGGCATGGACATCCTCGCGGCCTTCTTTATCGATCCACCTCCCGTTGACGATCCGCTTCTGAAGATGTGGGTTCATCGCGGCATCCCACATCTGTTCCTGATGGTCTGCGAAAATCTTTTCCTTCAGCCCAACAAGACCTATGCGGGAGTCGCTCCTTTTGCCCGGACCATTTTCTCTTACGAGATGCGGCCGCCCATGCCAGAGAAGACGGTCAGACTGCGCTATCCCGCAGATGTCCGGGGCGGCATGGAGGCGCGAGCGGCGGGGCAGTACGTTCGCCGTCCCTACCAAGTCGGCATGATTTCATCCTGCAAATTCCAACAGATGCCAGGGGAGCTTTACTCCAAACGCTACCACTACTCCTACACGTTCCTTGATGCCTTAGGCGAGGCGTTTGCGCTTTGGGGGCATGGATGGCCGCACGGCGGGAAGGGGCCTCTTCCCTGCGGTCCTGAAGCGAAGCACGCGGCATATCGGCAATGCGAGTTTGCCCTAGTCATGGAGAACTGCCGGAGCATCCCCGGTTACATCACAGAGAAGGTCTTCAACGCCTTGATCGCGGGCTGCCTCCCGATTTACGAATACTGCGACACGGCAGAGGGTGCTGACATCCCGAAGGATTGCTTTGTCAACGCCGCCGCTTTCCAGAATCCCATGGAGTGCCTTGAATTCATCAACAGCATGAAACAAGAGGAAAAGACAGCCATGTTCAACGCGGGAACGTCCTTCCTGGCCAGCAAAGAAGTCGAGAAGTATTCAGTCGAAAATTACGTTAAAACCATCTACCAAGAAATTGCCGCGATTGTATGAACAACGAAGAAAGAAAACGGTTAGTGGAGGACGCGGCATTATTCCTAAAAAGAAAAGAGCGTCATCTCCGATTGAAAGCGATAAGAATTGGCGATGATCACTTCTGTATGCTTTTGGCCAATCACCACAATTTGAAATGCTTCCAACTCTGGCTTTTGGATGGAGAGTGCTTGCCTAAAGATGCTTTCATTCGATCCGTCAATTACCAACCTGAATGGCGGGGATGGTTGGTTGTTTTCGAAAGCGATAGCTTCGCGCCAGTTGAGCCAGGACATGCGATTCCGATTATGGATTCGAAATGGAATCTTCACGCCGTGGAGATCAAATGACTAAGCCCCTGATCTGTCTTTCAATGATCCTCGGAAACGAGGAAGCCGTGATCGAGCGATTCCTTCGTTCTTTCGAGCCCGCCGTTGACTTCGCTGTTTTCGTCCAGGCGATCGGCACTCAAGACCCTGACAGGACGATGGAAATTGTCGGAAGGGTCTGCGAAGAACTCGACTTGCCTTACGTCCGGCAAATCTACTTCAACGACAAGCAATGGCCCCATGTGGACAGCTTCGCCAAGGCGCGACAGAAGGCATGGGAAATTGCAACAGAGACCAAGGCCAGCTATCTGCTCTGGGCCGATGCTGACGATTTGCTAAAGGACGGAGCCGCAGAATCTCTTCGAAAAGCTGCTCAATC